CGGGATAGCTCAGTTGGCAGAGCGCGATCTTGGTAAGATCGAGGCCATCGGTTCGATCCCGATTCCCGGACCCACGGTGACGTAGCTCAATTGGCCAGAGCGCACGACCGATAATCGTGAGGTTGGGTGTTCAATTCACCCCGTCACCACCAGGTTTTAAGCGGGCGTCATCCAATGGTAGGATGCGATCCTTCCAAGTTCGTCATGCCGGTTCGAGTCCGGCCGTCCGCTCCACAATTTATTCCATGCAATCCACAGTTGCATTGTGATTGGAATAATGGTACTCTGTGATTCGTTCATTGGGCTGTGGCTTGTTGGGCACGCCGCAAGGCGTGGGGGCGAGTATGGCCTGGTGAACACAAGTTTGAGTTTCGCTGTCACTGTGTCGCATACATGTAGCTCATTGGTTGAGCATCTGCCATTCGAGCAGACGGATCGGGTTCAAATCCCGACTGTACCTCGCAAGAGGTTGCGGCACGATTTACAGCGAAAAAGTTGTGGGGGATTGGTGAAACAAAAACCAGACGAGATTTGAGACGCGAGTCTCCACTTCGATTGGCTACATGGTAAACACGCTCGATTAACACTCGAGAATTGCTTGTTCGAATCAAGCATCCCCCACCAGAATTTGAAATGGAAACACGGAGCAATGCGAAGAAAGCGGCGATGTTGGGAATGCCATTCGGAACAGCGAATGCGCGTTTGGTTAGGCTGATTCTCTTCGATCTAGTCTGTAAAGCCGGATTGGATCAATGCGTAAGGTGCAAGAAGAAGATCGAAAAAGCCTGCGATTTATCGATAGAGCATCTGAAGCCATGGCAGGAATTTTCAGCCGAGCTCTTTTGGGACTTGACCAACATCGGATTCTCGCATCGGAAATGTAATTTCGGAGCGGCATGGAAGGGAAGACTGGCTCCGACGAGTAGACGTAGGTTGGCAAGGGCAGGATTCGCCTGGTGCAGTGGACATAGGCGATTTCTTCCACTCGAAAGATTTCACGCCAATCGATCGAATTTGAATGGGAAGCACGACTACTGCAAGGATTGTCGCAAGGTAGTAGAGAAATAGCTTCCAAAGTTTGGCACTTACTGTTTGGCTTACATGCTTCTGGAGCCCGTGGTCGTTGGTTCGATCCCAACCGCCGTACTTGTTACGGCGTAGCTCAGTGGTAGAGCGCGGAGTGGCCGGACGATTTAGTGCCAATTGAGTTTGCGTCCCACTGGTATCGGATACATGATCATTTCCACCCTAAAAGTGGAACCCCCTCCACAAAAAATATGGGGGGTTCTGGCTAGGCCGCAAGGCTGATGCCGAATGCAAATGCCCGGAACCGATTTGGACGCAATTGAATTGAAAGGCAGCAGCCCATGTCCAGCGGTGATCGCTTCTATCAACTTGAACTGCGGCACCGGCCGGCTCTTCATGGTGACGTAGGTTCCCTCCTCAAAATCGAAGGTCTGGTGCTCGGCGGCGAAGGCGCGCAAGCGATCTTCATGCTGCCGGATGTGCCGCTGTGGGGAAATTCCACTCTTGATCGGTCGTTCCCACCTGTCATTGCGTTGACGGTCGAACAGTGGACGGATTGGCTTCAGCGCTCGGATAACCCTGAAATCCTCATCAGTGGATCGCTAGACAAAGCATTCCATCGCAAGGTCCGCTACGAGATTTCAGGATTTGTCCAGCAAAAAGTATGGCTGGCCGATGATTTCAAATGCGTCTACTGCGCCGTGAAGATCGGCAAGGCGCCGCTCACCATTGATCATTTCATTCCACTCGAGATGGGCGGAGCGAATGACACGAGCAACTATCTGACGGCGTGCAAAAAGTGCAATAAGGACAAGGGCGCAATGGACCCGCAAGCGTGGTGCGCGCTGCGCAGGATCGATTACAACCACGTCAAGCTTTATCTGGCATCGAGAATCATCGCGTAGGGAGGCATGAAATGGAAACAGGGTTGACGAAGACGCGGATTATGGCGGAGTTGAGCAAGTCTCCGCACGGGAAGCTCGCAGAGTATTTACCGATCGGCAGACAGGCAGCGATCGACGAGCCGGAGTTCATGGCTCACCTGGTCAGTTGGAATCAGATCAATGGCCAGGTGCGCGATTCGAAAGTCTCGTTGCCGATTGTGTCTCTCAGCGTTCCATTGTTCTCGGGGGAGCTCGCGGAGAATAGCTTCGCTCACGTGGCCATGCTCGGGCCTCGCGAGTTGCTGCGCGCGTATCGGTTCGCCCTGGGCGATGCGAGAATGCCTGGGCGGATGAACCGCTTGGTCAAGCTGGTGCAGGAATATCTCGCGGCAAAAGAAGCCGGCACGCGAAGCGATTGGGACCGCATGGCTATTCAGCATCGTCACACGCTGAAAGAGCTCTACTCTCTGGCCCACGCGAAGCCTGGCAGCGACTATGTGAACATCGTTCTCAACGGCAAGCGCCTCGACAAGACGCGTGACACGTTGCCGCCGTCTTCGGTGTTCTCGGTTGTCTCCCGTCTCAAGAAGATGTCGGCGGATGAGGCGGCATCGGAGATCATTGGGCGTCGCATTCCGTTTCTGATCGCGCAGGGCGCGATGGAAGAGCGGATGGGAGAGCCCGCGGTTCTCCACGCGCTCATCACGCGCATGTCGCCGTCTGACCTGGTGACGAATACGAAGCTGCTCGAGAAGCTGGGAGTCAAGAATGATCCTGCGCTCCGCGGCGCCTTCGATGAGGCTTTGAAGAGAGCGGCATCGAGCAAAACGAACACGCTGAAGACGAGCCGCGCGGCCGAGCAGGTTGGCGACGATACGATGCGCGAGAGGCTGCGCGGGTTGCAGGAGAAGCAAATCAAGGCCGCTGGCGGACCGGATGGCAACTGGCTTGTGCTCGCGGATCGCAGCAGCAGCATGAACCATGCGATCGAGACGGCACGATACGTGTCGGCGGCGCTCGCGAAGTTTGTCCAGGGCAAGGTGTGGCTGGTATTCTTCAACACCACTCCAACGGCGCTGGATGTTAGCGGTTTCACCTTCGACCAAATCGGAATCGCAACCAAGCACATCATGGCCAGCGGAGCCACGTGCATCGGATGCGGATTGAATTGGGCCTTGCTGCAGAAGATCGAGGTCGACGGGATCGCGATTGTGTCCGATGGTGGAGAGAATCATGCGCCCGAGTTTCCAGACGTATACCGGAAATATTCCGCGATGGCTGGCAAAGACGTTCCGGTGTACTTCTATCAGTTGGGCGGTGATCCGGATCATCTCAGCTTCTCGATGCAAGCCAACAAAATCGAGATGCACACCTTCGATTTGCGCGGCGGTGTCGATTACTACAGCATTCCGAACCTGGTGCAAACCATGCGTTCAAATCCGTATGGCTTGGTCGACGAAGTGATGGCGACCAAGCTGCTCACGATCGAGCAAGTTTTGAATCTTGAAAGAAAGGAGGTACACGCCGTTGCTGTCTGACTTTCAGAACGTCAACAAGGACTCTGCCGATCTCGATGAACTGGTTGCCCTGGCTGCGTTCGGCCGCGGACTGGCTGCGGAATTCGAACTTCGCAAGATCAAGAAGCCGGATTTCGTCGACATCCAGAACGAAGCCATCAATCGCGAGATCAACAGCCGCGTGGAGGCTCAGCGCGCTGAACGCAAGCGCTACCTGAAATCGCAAATCGACTCCACTCGCTCTGCGCAGGAAAAGCGCGCAGACTACCAAAAGGAACTGGACGAGCTCGAAGCGGTGTCCAGCTAACATGCAGAGGGTCGGCCGCGTGCCGGCCCTTTGCTTTTGATGGAGATCACAAGATGATTCGCGGACGCAAGGATTACGATCGCATCCAGGACCCGGCCGGATTGATTCCGGACGATGAACCGGTGTTTCTTATCCGCGGCAAGGACATGGTTGGTCCGCTAACTGTGAGCGCATGGGCAGACCTGGCGGCTGCTGCCGGCGCGGACGATACCATCGTCGAGACCGCGCGGCAACACGCGCACGCGATGGAAAAATGGCAACTCGAAAATGGATCGAAGATTCCAGATATGCCAGAGGGAGCATAGACGAGATGAGATCAATCGCAGTAGTGATCCTCGCGCTGGCCTGTATGCCAGCGTTCGCAAAAACGTCAGACCATCAACAATCCCAAGACGTTGAGTGGTACATGTGCACGAACGGTACCTGCGGGTCGGCACAAAATAAAGCCGAAGCTGAAGCGCAAGAGGCCCGCGCCTATGCCGCCCAGCGCGAGGAGAGGAGTTTGGCTCACGAGGAATCTCTGGCTGCATCCTTAGCAGAACCAATAGCATTCGAGCCCGGCGGAGTGTGCTGAAAAATCTGGGAATTACATACTTAACTCCCTGACGGGAGAGAAAAGAGGAAAACATGCATTATGCAAACGGACGTGAAGCGAAGAACGGAGACAAAGTTGTGCTCCTCGGCTACGGTGGCCCGGTAGTTGGCATTTTGTACGATGCTCAAGCTGGAAACGACTACTGCAATGGGAAAATTGCCGTTACAGAGCCCGGTGATCCATGCCCAAATCTGAAAGAGTGCCTACATTTGGATGATGTGCTCGCCCTCTTTCCTGCCGACGAGCATGTTCTGGCGACCACGCATCCAGATTTCTTGCGAAGGGTGCTGCTGGTTCCAAATACCTCACCGAAAACGGAATAGGGAGTTAAGTATATAAATGGGAATTATGTATTTGACTCCCTGAAAGGAACAGATGGACGACATTGATGCTTTGCTCTACATGCCAGCTTCATTTGTGTGCGACGAGTGTGGCTTCCATCTTGAGAAGCGCACGCTTATCGCGCAGACAGGCCAAGTTGGGATCAGAAAAGGCGGCGAGGAACCCGAACCGTGCCCGAACGATGGGGCGGCAATGCGCCGGGTGACGTGGAAAGAGGCTTACGAGGACTCGTCGGACTCGGGCAGCATGCTAATGGAAGCGTTGATCGAATCTGTGAAACTCCAGAGCCACTACGCCGCGCTTTTGAACGACCATGACGGCGGGGAACGGTTGCAATTTAGCTGTCCGGCGCATTGGATTCAGAGGCTCATCGAAACCGGAACAATCAGAAAGCGTTAGGGACTCAAGTATATAAGTCCCTTTCCATTCGTTGAATGGGGAATCTTGGTATCAGAACGGCAACACGGTACGTCGCGATTTCCCAGCGACAATTGGATCGAGGAATTCTCTTCAAAGATGGCCGATGAGAATATCACGAATATCTCGATGCACGTATGCGGATCGTGGGTCCGCAGACTGTTCGAAGGCAAATTGAAATGGGAAGAATTGCCAGGTCTCCGCTATTTCGCCAGGCGCATTCAGCTTAACACTCATGCTCAGGTTCACGCGTCGACGCTTGGCCTCTTCGATGCGATCCGCGTTCACTCGAGCACGCAGATCATCTTTCAACTGGATGGCGTGAATGATCATCTCTTTGATGCCGCCGCGTTCAGACATCTCAATGTCGCTGGGCTTTTCGACTTGAGCCATGGCGCGGGTATTCTTCCGGCCGATTGGCCATTTGTGTGGGAATTACATACTTAACTCCCTTAAAGGAGGGAAATGATGGTCAAGTACGTCGCAGGGTTTCTGTTTGACGAAGATAGGAATAGGGTTGCCCTAATCCTCAAAAACCATGGGCCTGCACCAGTGGTAGGCAAGTGGAATGCCATCGGTGGTAAGCGGACGACGATGAGTGTCGGTCAACTGGAGAGTCCCGCCGCTGCAATGTGGCGGGAATTCTTAGAAGAAGCTGGCGTTGACGTGCAAAGCTGGCAACCATTCTTGATTCTCCGCGCCAAGGGCGAGAAACCTGAGTGGCAAGTCGATTTCTTCCATGCTTTTGACACCGAAAAACTGTCTCAGGTCAGGACCATGGAGACTGAATCGGTGATGGTCTGGCACCTTGACGAATTGCCGGTCGTTGTCTCTAACCTCGCGTGGATCATCCCAATGGCGCTTACTCATCAGAGTCAGCATGTCCACATTTACGAAGTCATCGAAAAGGATATTTTCGCAGCTTAGGGACTCAAGTATATAAGTCCCATTTGTGTGTGATGGTCGCATCTATGGCTACGCGGGCGGCCTTGGACCTGAGAATGTCGCTGCGCAACTGCCCATCATAGACGCCCATCGATCCGGACCTGGATTGCCGCTTATTCCCTACTGGATCGACATGGAAACGAAAATTCGCGATGAGCAAGAGCGATTGGACTTGTCGAAGGTGCGCACGGTTCTCGAAATCTGCCGGCGCCATATTGACGGTCAAGCGGCCGTGCCGAATGGTTAGGCGTCTATCCCAGCTTTTACCAAAGAGCACCAACAGGAATCAAAACAATAAATATCAATCACATACGCCGTGATTTTTCCAATCTCTATACCACGGTTTACCGTGGGCTGTATGGTCGGTCCTGATCTTTCTGTTTGACAAGGCGACAAAAATCCTTATTCTTATGAGCAGGTTTCTTTTCCTCATAGCGCACTAGCCGAGCGATTCCACGGCCCTTCAAATGTGCGCATACGTGTAACTACAACAGGAGACAATGCCTTGCCAAGTACGCGCCTTGCGAGATTGCGGAACCATCTCGGTCAGCACATGTTCGATATCGATCCCATCGAGATCGCCCGTTACGAAAAGCTAGCCGACCAAGGCAAAGTAATCCGAACGCTCATCGGCAAGCGTGGCCGCTGGATTGTCGTCTTCACCATGAAGGAACCTCCCGTCCCTCCCCCGATCCCCTCGAAATCGCAAAATAGTTCATGTGCACTCACCAACCACGACAGCGAAGGAATCGCCGCCATGAACTTCTCAGAACAGCGAACAAGCAAAAGGCAAATAGAGCGCTGGATCGGTTTCGGTCTTCTCCCAGGACTAGCATCATGAAAAGCCAGTACGATTGTCGTTCTGGCATTCTCAAATGCTCCTCATGCCGCCACGCAGTGGCGGTTCCGAAACGCATACAGCAATCTCCCTTAGAAACTCTCCTATTCCGCGAACGCTTCGAACAGACCCACGAAGCCAGAGGACATCTCAAGCCTCTTCCATCCACTCCGCCCATCCGGGTCTTCACAAGAGTTTTCATCTCCGTCGACCTCTTCGACTTCGGCCGTCAGTCCGAAACGCACAAAGAGCCTAGTTCACTCAGACGTCAAATCAGTAGTAAAAGCCACGCGGTCAGCAAACAAAAAAGGGCTGGTTGACATTCTCGCTCGCCGCATTGCAAAGGGGAATGATCGCGTGAATGGCAAAGCCTGGCGCAAAGAAGTCCGACCCACAACCCGAAGCAAAGCATCTCGGTCCCGTTCCCAAAGAGCATGATCCGGCGCTGATTGAGAAGCTAGCGTCGATCGGCTGCAATCAAAAAGAGATTGCGACGATGGTCGGGTGTTCGGAAGACACGTTGCAGCGGCGGTTCTCTGAAGAGATGAAGCGCGGCTGGGACAAAATGAAAGTGAGCATCAAGCGAGCTCAGTACCAGGTCGGAGTCGAGAACAAGAACGTAACGATGTTGATTTGGCTTGGCAAACAGCACCTGGGCCAGTCGGACACGGCCGGCAACCGTCCGGATAGCGGCGGAGGCCAACTGAAAAGTCTGTTCGATGCGCTGATGGCCGGGCCGGTGCCGCGCGGGAAGTCGATCGTGAATGCAGACGGATCGATGAAGACCGCGGCGCCCACTGAGGAGAAACCGGCAAACGCTGCCGATGGATCGGCGGATGCTGTACAGGAGTCGTCAGAGAAAAAGCCGCCAGAGGGCGAATGACGCTTCGGATTTAGCTTTTGTGCAAGTGCACTCAAATGGTCTAAACTTATTCCATGCGTGGAATGCGGTTGTGCTGGATTTGTGAGACGTGCTCGTTCACCTGGCCTGTGAAGGATGTGGACAATCCTCCTGCTCAATGCGCATCGGCCAAGTGTCGATCGCGGAAATGGAACAAGAGCGAGCGGCCGGGCAAGCTGATTGAGATCGCGCCGAAGCTACTGAAGCCGATTGCACGGAAGAAACAAGTGGCAGCGCCAAAGCCGGTAAGAATTCCGAAGCCGCCCAAACCGCCAAAGGTTGAGAAGCCGCCGAAGCCGGTCAAGGTAAAGGAACAGAAACCGGTCAAAGTGAAACCAGGCGCGCACGGATTCTGCCCGCGCTGTCATGCCGCGTTGATCCCCTGGGGTCCGGTGATGAAGCGGTGTGAGTCGTGCAAAGAGAATTTCTCACCATTCCAGTTGGGCACGGCGGTTCTGTAGAATGGAAAAATGATGCTTCCATCTCTCATGCAGAATCAGTTTTTCGGCGGCGGTTTGGTACTAATGCTTGCGGGCGCTGTGATGGCGCTGCTTCGTCAAGTTCCCGATCATCTGCTCAAATGGATCAAGGGGCGGTTCACTGTTTCGGTGATGATCGTTGATCGCGACCCGTTGTTCGAATGGGCTCGCCTGTGGCTGGATGCGCACCCATATTCGAAGCGCACTAGAAACCTGATGTGCTCGCTGCACCGCGAAGCAGATGAAGAGTTCTCAGAGTTTTCGAAGATGCTGTTTGCTCCGTCGTATGGACGACACTTCTTCAGGCACGGTCGTAAGCTGGTGTGGCTCGATTACAACAAGGACAAGCCAACGAATAGCGGCTCCGAAGGTATTGGTAAATCGCAAGGCCCGGAAACAATGACGATCACGGTCTTGGGAACCAATCAAAAAATTCTTCGTGAGCTCATGGCTGAGATTGCGACGTTCGCATCGCGTGAGGAGAATCGCAAGGCAAGAGGCTATATCTCGACGGGTGGATGGTGGAGGCGGCTTTACACGTACCAATCGCGCAAGATCGAAACAGTCGATCTGCCGGCTCTTGATCAGGAGCGCATTGTCGGGGCGATTGAAAGATTTCTTGCGGCGCGCACGGCGTACAGCCAGCGTGGAATTCCATACCACTTGAATCTACTTTTCGAGGGTAAGCCTGGAACGGGCAAGACATCGCTGGCATCGGCGCTGTGTGGTCACTTCGGTTTGCACCTGCACCTGCTCAACATCGCCGGGCCTGGGATGAATGACCAGCGCTTAGTCGAGCTTATGATGAGCCTACCGCGCCGATCGATGCTGCTGATGGAAGACGTCGATGCCGTTCTGCCGAGCGATACGCAGCGGCCGAAGAGGAAGGGGCCACCGAGCAACACGGAAGTTGTGCAGGGCGACGGCGACGACGGCAGCGAAGGCATCACACTCAGCGGGCTGCTGAATTGCATGGACGGCATCACGGCGCCAGATGGAGCGGTAATCGTGATGACCACGAATCACCCGGAGCTCATTGACGAGCGGCTGTTGCGGCCGGGTCGCGTGGACATGCGGATCGCTTTCGAATCTGCGACGCGAGAGCAGATCGCTAAGATGTGCGCCAGGCTCGATCCGAATCGCAAGCTCAATGGCGACGTCGATTGGATGGTGAACCAGGGATTCACGACGGCGCAGGTGCAAGCGGAGATCATGCGCGCCAATGGAATCGGGCTGTGAAGACCTTGAAGCAACTCAATGCGGAAGGCTGGCGCCACACGGCGCTGCACTTGATGGCCGAACGTGAAAAGGAATCCGCGGCGATGAACGCGCTGGCTGATCTCGTCGAGGCGTGGGCCGCTGGTACCGGCGATGAGGCGTTGATGCTTCTCGGCTTCCATCATGTGGCTATGCAGCACGGCAGCTACGCGCGCAAGAAGACGCTGCGCAAGGCGTTGAAGTCGTCGATCGAGGAATTGAGCAAGGTGGCTCCGGCGATCTTCCCGCCAGATCGCGTGCCGAAACAGTTGAAACGTGTGAGGATGAATGCCGGCTCTCGGACCGAAAGTAAACCCATTCGGAGAAAAAGCCTGGGCGTTCGGCATGAACCGCCCGGAGAATGATAAGAAATACACCGTTCTCATCGGCTCGGTTCGATCGTCGAAGACCTGGGCAGTCACCGCCAAGTTGATCGTGCATCTGTGCACGTATGCAGTTGAAGGGCGCCGGGTAATCTTTGGCAAAACGAAGCAGACGGTTTACAAAAACGTCCTGCTCGATCTATTCGAGATCGTCGGCAAAGAGAATTACAGCTACAACCAGTCGAGCGGTGAGCTCTGGCTGTTCGGTTCGCAGTGGTTTGTGATGGGCGCGCAGGATGAGGGCTCGATGGCCAACATCCTTGGCATGACCATCGGGCTCGCGATATGCGATGAGATCGTGAAGTTCCCGCGGTCTTTTGTCATGCAGTTGTTCTTGCGCATGTCGCCCAGCGGATCGCGGATGTACGCGACCACGAACCCGGACAATCCGAATCACTTCTTCAAGACTGAGGTTCTCGACAACAAGAACTTTGAGCCGGATTTGAACGTGATGACGTTCGATCTGGATGACAACCCAAATATCGACGAGAAAGAAAAGCAGCGGATCAAGGCTTCACAGCTTGGCGTCTTCTATCTGCGTTTCATTCTCGGCCAGTGGGTTGCCGCGCAGGGCGCCATCTATCGCGACTGCTGGAAAGATGAGCTCAAGTACAACGATGCGACCCGGCCGGTTGGATTGTACGGATGGGGAGGATACGTTGATAACCTGGTCTTCATCGACTACGGCACAGCAAACCCATTCTGCGCGCTCGAGGCGATCGACGATGGCCACGCGCTCTGGATCGATCGCATGTACTGGTGGGATTCCGATCGCGAGATGAAGCAAAAGACCGATGCTCAGTATGCGGATGACATCGCAAAATGGATCAGCCCCGAGGGATTGATTCTCAGCGATGGCACGCTGAGCAGATCGAACCTGGTCGATTCGCGGCACGGGCTCCCACGCTTCGTCGTCGATCCATCGGCGGCAAGCTTCAAGCTCGAGCTCCAGGGCCGGGGACTTTGGGTGGTCGACGCGGATAACGATGTTCTCGATGGCATCCGCAAGACCAGTACGGTCATGGCCAGGCAGTTGATCCGGGTGCACGAGGATTGCAAGCCTCTGCTCAATGAGATTCCCGCGTACATGTGGGATGACAAAAAGACCAAGGTGGGCGAAGAGGCTCCGATCAAGATCAACGATCACGCGTGCGACGCGCTGCGCTATGGGGTCAAAGAAGTGTTTTCAGACTATCGGCTGCTGGCGGCGTGAGGAATAGGCATCATGGCAGAGCGCATCCCAGGGGGTTCATTTGTGGATAAGGCGATGTCGATCGTAATCCCGAAAGTCGACGCCGCCATGTCTACGTTCGGCACGCAGAACTCGAGCGGCCCGGCGAGCGCGGCGAACTTCGTTTCGTGCGGCGGTCTATGCCCACAGTGCGGACAATTCATACCTGGCGGATGCACGCACCAGTGCCCAGCGCTTTCTACGATTCCATCGCAGCCGGCATCGGTAAGCGAAAAGTCGTGGAGTGGCTCATTTATCTTGCCCGATCCTACGCCGCAGCAGATTCTCGAAGAGCAGCGCAAGACAAACCAGTTGATCGCTCGGCTCGTCGCCGCGGTCGAAAAGGATGGTCGGTGATGGAAGAGAGAAAAGGAACCACGCTCATGATGGCGCACGCTGTCGTGGCAGCTTTGGGACTTGACCGAATGCTGTTGCAGAACATGCGGCGCGCAGAGCAGGACGCGAAAGTGACGCGCACGCCGCCCCAAGCATCGGCTGTATTGAACGCAAATGGACTTCGCAGGGAGCGGCGTCGCACAGGCATTTCGGCCAGGCAACAGCGCATTCGTCGGCAAAGGCTGAGCAATGCTGATCGATGAGCCCGATCTCATGAATCAACAGCGTCTGCACATGACGGCGGACGCATTGGAGAATGGGGAGACGGTGCTCGTGTGCATCGAGCAGCATCTTCCACACGAGCACTGCTATCGAAACTGGCTGACTCAAATCCTCCGCGAGCGGGGACACACGGACGATGGAGCTCGCATTCTGGCGTGCGGAGCATCATTCCATTTTGAGGAGTCGAAATGAAGCATCTCAGGTATCTCGCAGGATTTGCGTTGTTGGTCATCGTCGGTTGCGGCTATCACCCGACCTATTCGGTTTATGCCAAGAGCGGCACGCCATACACGGCGCCGTCGCTTTGCCAGGCTCTGCTCAGTTGTTTGAAAAGTGAGCCGACATGTTACTACGATCGAACCTTGCTGCAGACGGCCACGGGGCAAACCGAGGTCGAAGAGTGCAAGGCAGTCAACAAGTAAGATCAAGATTCCAAGCGACCGGGAGCTATACCCCGGATGTGTGAGTGAGGAGACTGTATGGGAACGCAAAGCAATAGAACCATGGTGTCGCTGTCTGACGTGCTTCCGAACAGCGATAGCGATTTCAGCGATCACGATCTTGCAGTGCTGTCGGATTGGGCTTCAGACAAAGCGAAGTCAGTTGCCAATCCTGAGTGGAAACGGGCATACGCACTACTCCGCGAGGGAAGCGATTTGCTATTACGGCGCCGGGCGCGCGCGCGATGTGAATTGCGCGAGGAACAACCCCCGATCGAGGCAGAGAAAGAAACAACGGCCGCTCGCTTGCTGGAACAGAACGGATTAGTTGGACAAGGGATCGTCAAGCGTCCAGAAGCGGGCGCCTCTGTCGGAGTCGTCAATTCAGCGCTCGAGAAGCAGCGCGCTCTCGGTACGCCTCGCCAACAGAAGCCAGGTCATACGGTGAGAGCGACAGCAACTCGCGAATCGGCGAGGCGATAGTCGCCGGTCCGAATCGCTTGCGATCGCGTTCGTAGACTCTCAGCTTTCCCATGTGCTCTGGCTTGCAGGTGCGCGGGCGATTCTGTAATTCGTATGCCCAGCGGCCGGTCCAGTAGAAGAGCTCTTTGCACCATTCGCAGCGAAGGCAAAGCGTGACGGGAAGCGCACTTGAGCGGATGGGAACACCGAGAGTGCGGCGACGTTCAATGACCTGGGAGCGCGGCACTTGGCGACGGCGAAGTTTGGTTAGGTTAGGCATAGGGAGCCCTCGCATCGGCCTCTTTGTTTTCCTGGTACCACTGAAGGAATGCGGCGAATTCGTCGAGCGGTAGCTCGTCGAGAAACGCTTCCCACTCTGCCTTTGGTAGCTTTTCGATGTCGCCAAGGGCGCCCAGCTTCGCCAGGACCCGCGTGCGAGGATCAGATGTCGCGGTAACCATTCATGGCCTCCTTCTCGCAGCCGGTTGGAACCCACTCGAGCATCGATGGGTAAATTTGGACTGTGCAATCTTTGAATCGGACTTCGACGGTTCCGTAAACGAGCGATACGATTTCACCAACGTCTCCGATCTTCAGATGCGTGGCAACGGGGAGCCGTGGATGCGTGCGCGCCGTCTCTTCGATCTCTTTGACGCTGATGAGCATCACGCGCATTCCGGTTTTGAATTCGAAATCAGGCATCGTGCGGCGGCTCCTCTGAGACCGGGCTCTGATCGGGCGACGGCATTAGCGAAAGAAGTTGCTCGACTTCGGCGAGAGACTGGTCGACGCATTGAATGGAACCCGTCATCAACTGGATCAGCGTGGCGGCCATTGGCAGAGTATCAATTCGGAATGTTTCGTAGTTGCCGACGCGAGTGATTGCGCTCGCTTTCAAATGAACTGGCTTTTCTCGCCAGGTAAATTTGATAGTTCGAGGATTGTTGAGCTCTGACAACTGCGCGGCGAGCTCGGCTTGCAGGATCAGCGTCGCAGCGTTCAGTTCGAGTTGGGCCGCAACCGGGTTGGTGTCGTAGCGGAGTTTCCATTTGTTGAGCGCGAGAGAAGCGTACTTCCGGATCATGTCTGGCGTCATGGGTTTTCCTTTTCTAGTTCTGTGATTGCTTCGTTGAGTTGAGCGATCCAACGCTGAATCAGGACGTGGCCAGCAGGGTAGCCAGAGTGCGAAAAAGAGTCCATTCGCTTCTGAAGCGCACGGAGCTTGCGGATCGCTATCTCGTTCATGACTGGCGTCTTCATGCTGCGACGGGCCTCGGCTTCGTTTGCTTCCACTGTTCGTGAAGCACAGGGCAGAGAGTGGAGTGGAAGGATTCGATCCAAAGTGAGACAAGAATCCGGGACATCAATGATGCTTGAACGAGTCCAAGGCTGTCTTTCGAAACCATGATCCACTGATGTTTCGCCCCCTGGTGAACGGTGATCCTGTAAAAAACTTGCTGCACCGGGTATTCAACTTCGTATTCAAATGTGCGATCGCTGAGTGAGCGAAGGGCCGAGTGGATGGCTTCGAGGATGGCTTGAATGTGACGGTTTTCGTGAGTCATCTCAATAGCCTTTCACTGGTGGAACTGGCACTTTGGGGAACGTCACTTTGTGTGGCGTACAGTTACATGGATGCGCGTTGCCGTCGTCGGGAACAAGATCGCTGCGATGCACCGTCACGCTGCCAATCGAAAGCGCGGCGCGGATGTCGCAGGCTCTGCAAGATGCTTTCAAAGCCTCGTAGGTCTTCGGACCAACGTCGCAAGGGTTAGGGATGAGGTCGACGCTGGCGTATAGCGCTTCAAACCCATCGATGATCTTCTTCAGATCGGCTAGCGTGGGAATCTCGATGTGCTCGCGCGGGCCGTTCGAGATTGAGTTTTTGAAGTAGTCGGTCATCGTTTAAGATTTCCTGTCTGAAGAAATGGACGCTCCGGAACTTGAATCATGTTTCCTTCGGTGCGCAATGGCTCCATGATGATGTGATTCGACATGCAACGGTAGCGGGCACAACTCCCAAGGTCGACGGTGTGCTGAATTCCGGCTGAGAGCCAGTCGCCGCAACAAAGCGGGCAGACCGGGTACTTCTTCAGAAAGAACTTGGTTCGTTCGATCACGTCGGGTTCGGTCGCCGGAAGTTTTGGAGCCGTCTTGGGCGGATCGAGAAGATTGGCGAACCTCTTCACAAACTCCGGGAATGACGGGATCATGGCTTTGTCTCCAATCGTGAGATGCGCTCGGTCAGTTCCGCTTTGCGCGCGATCCGCTCCGCCGTTCGCGGCCGGTTCCAGTTTGGATTGCGGCACCAGCGGCAAACCTTCGGCGGCTTGTCGTAGCGCGCGGCCCACGTCTTGCCCTTTCCGCAGCACGTCGGGACGTTGCACGTGCAAATGATGATGTGGCCAACGGTCTCGATCGCCATGACTGGAATTATTACATTGAGTGTGAAAAAGTGCAAGTGCACTCTGCGGTTCCGGTAACGCACAAAGCAACCGGAAATTTAAGGAATGAGGAATGAAATGACCGCGTCCACTGACTCTTTTATGAAATTGGCGAATGATGGCGGCTCTGGAAATGACAGCGGCCCGCAGACGGAAACCGATGGCGAGCAGGTCGAGCCGATGCCTTGGGATGAGATGCCAACATTCTCCGTCAAGGACCTCGAGAAAAATCTATCCGCGCTCATGGCGGACATGTTTCAGATGATCGATTTGACCATGAACAATAAGAGCCAGCACCAGCAAGCCAAGCGCCTGGTCATCGAGCGGTTCGAGGCCATGTATCGCAAGCTTCGGAATGGAGCAATGCCCGCTGGCTACGGCGAAGACGGCAAAGCTCGACTCACGGCGCCCAGGCAGTGGTAGATGCAGCAGGGATTTGATATTCCCAATCGAATCGAGGAAATGTACCGGCGCGCGATCCGGCGCATTCTGATTCCGGAGTTTCATCGCAAGCCGGAAGAGCAGTCGTACACGGACTGGCTCCGCGAGATAGCGTCGATCTCTGAGCGCAGGGATGTCGCGGATGCCGCGGCCTACATCGCCGGGCAGATGGTGAATTGGGTCAACGTCAAGAACGCGCAGACCTGGCGCGAGGCTGCAATGCGAGCCCAGCGCGGCCAGATGATCTACCGGCTCTTGCAAAGGGAGCTCCGCGGCGTCATAGGAGATCGCGTCCGGGACCTGGTTCGCGAGAATGCAACGCTGATCACCCGCATTCCGAATGAGATCGCGGAGCGGCTAACGGCCGATATCGCGAAGGCCCAGCAAGCCGGTGAGCGGCCGGAAGCGATCGAGAAATACATGCGCACCATGTTTCCGCGCATGACGAAGAATCGTATTCGGCTGATCGCGCGCACCGAATCGATGAAGGCGAGCACGGCGCTCACACAGGCGCGCAGCGAAGAATTGGAACTGCCGGCCTATGTGTGGATGACTTCGCATGATTCGCGCGTCAGAGATTCGCATCGTAATATGGACGGAGTAATCGTACTCTGGCGCGATCCGCCAAGCCCTGAGGCTCTGATCGGAGAGCGCAGCACTCTCGGTCACTACCACGTCGGCGACTGTCCGAATTGCAGGTGCACTCCGATCGTGATCTTGACGCTCGATGATGTGCAGTTCCCAGCTAGGGTGTACAGCTACGGCCGCATCAAGTACATGATGATGGACGAGTTTTCAAGGTTGACGCGCATCCGCGAGAGGAGAGCGGCGTGAAAAACGATCGCCAAGCATTGCATCGCGCCTTCGATCGTGAATTCACGCGCGCATCTGATGGCATTACTGATCACCCGTTGCTGATCATCGCCGGGCTGCTGGCGCTGTGGAAGATTATGAAAAAGCGGAAGCAGGAGCCGGTCGAATACGATCTCACGAAGTACAAACCAAAGCCGAGAGAATGGTGACGCACGATGCCAGTTGCCGAGTTTGTCGAAAGAGAACATCCTCGCGACAAGACCGGCAAGTTCAAGGCGACGTCTGGACTGAGCACTGAACAGCATTTCAAGAATGAAAAGGGAGAATGGGCGCCAGAGCGCCAGGAGCTCCATCAGTCAATCGTGCGAAAGCTGATCGGCGGAAAGAATCGATCGCAGCATCCCACGGCTTACATCCTGGGCGGCGGCAGCGCATCCGGAAAAAGCACGGGCTTCGAGCGGATGTACAGCGAAAAATTCAAGCACGACATCATGCACATCGACTCCGACGCGATCAAGGACATGATTCCGGAGTACGAAGAGCTCAAGCGGGTTAATCCTGAAAAGGCCGCGGCGCTCGTGCATGAGGAGTCAAGTCACCTGGCGAAACAGGCGATGGCAGTAGCGACCGCGAAGCACATCGATTTCGTTTACGACAGCACGGGATCGGGAAAGGCTCTTCCACAGGTCGCGGAGCGGCTGCACAACGAAGGCTTCAAGGTGCACGCGGTTTACTTCGACATCCCGATTCCAGAGGCTCGCAAGCGGGCCGAGAAACGGGCGGAGAGGACAGGACGCCACATTCCGGAGGATGTGATCCAGGGCAGTCACAGGGGCAGCGCAGCCACGTTTATGAAGATGGCGGAATCGCCTCACGTGACTTCGGCCCGGCTCTTCAGCAATGTCGATCGCGTGCCGGCTCTCGTCTACACCGGAAGAGGCGGCGGCAAAGGATTGGTCATCGACCAAAACGCATGGAAGCAGTACCAGGAAAAGGCGGGTGTAGCGTGAGCAAATCGAAAGTGCTTCACTTCAACGCTGTCGACTCGGAAGTGTTTCGGGCCGATGATGACGCGGCCGAATTCTCGTCGATGGTGGATGTAGAAAAGAAAAAACACCGCGAGACGCTGCACAGGGCGCTCGACAAGGCGATCGATCTGCGCGGCGAGGGCCACGGTCTGAAGCTGGGGGATCGTGTCGAAAATAGTCGGGATGGAAGCCGTGGAGTTGTCGAAGAAATCATCGGTCCGAATTCGGTAGGCGTCCGGCCAGACAACGGGGGAATCACGAAGCCCTGGCACACGGCAATCACGAAAAAGATCGGCGATGCGAAACGGTCCAAGCTGCACCGCGCGCTCGATCGGGCCATGGATCGCAAAGGTCTGTAACTGAATCAGGAGAGATCAACATGAAATTAAAGTCGGCCCTTCTCGCGATTGCCGCAATCCTCGTGCTGGCGCCGTGTCTGCGATCGCAGATTATTCCGCAGAGTGATGCTGTCATCTTCCAGAACTATCCGCCTGTGAATCCGTGCACGCTGCCAAATCAGTTGGTTCGCGTGACTATCGGAACATCGGCCGGCCTCTATCAGTGCATTGTGCCGACTGGACAGCCGAGCGGTACCTGGCAGAAATATGCGTTCACTTTGGGCGACCTGACCAGTTTGAATCTCAATTCTGTAGTGACAGGTCTCCTTGGTCTTCCGATTCCGAATTTCCCGAGCTCTGGAACCGGATGTCTGCTTTACACGCATTCGACAAATGCTTTCACCTGGGCGACGTCGTGCGGCGGATCGGGAACCTTTACTACGCTGACCGGCGATGCGACCAGCACATCGACAGGCGGGGCAACGACGGTAATCGGAATTAACAATACGCTGCTCTCGAGTTTGGCGACGGGAATACTCAAGAACACGACCAGCACGGGCGTACCGTCGATCGCAGCATCGTCCGACATCATTGCGCTCTTCACCGGAAGCTGCTCATCCTCGACTTACCTCAACGGCGCCGGGGGGTGCACGACGCCATCGGGATCGGGAACGGTCACATCCTTTTCGGCCGGGGCTCTGTCGCCACTGTTTACGACCAGCGTAGCGACAGCAACCAGCACGCCAGCGCTCACTTTCACGTTGTCGAGCGCCGCGCAGAATTCCGTGTTCGCTGGCCCGGCGTCCGGGGGCTCTGGCGCTCCAAGCTATCAGACTGCGCCCACCTTCAGCGCCGCAAATCTAACAAACTTCCCCACGTTCAACCAGAACACGACGGGCAATGCCGGAACTGCGACCACTCTGAGCACCAATGGCACAGCCAATCAGATTTGGGGAATGAATTCAGGCGGCAGCGCGCAAGGATGGCAGAATGCCCCGAGCAATGGAATCTCAGGTGGCACATCGGGACAGCTCGCCGTTTTCGGGAGCGCCAGCACCATCACTAGCGGAATCGCGGTCGGCAATTCCGGCAGCGATATTCCGCAACTGTCGAGCGGACTCCTGAATAACTCTGTGGTCAATTGGGCTTCGCCCAGCGCGATCGGCACGGGCACTCCAGCGGCCGGCACGTTCTCGTCAGTGACGCTGCCCGGAGATGGAACGCATGCGGCTCAAATGGGGTTCTATCCCAATACGACCGTCCCAACGCTCTACACGGGCGACTTTTCAATCTTGGGTCCGAATGCTTCGAGCGTGACACAGTTCGCGTGGCAAGCGCCCACGGCTTACAACTCGAGCGCTGGCATCCTGCACATCGGCGCCGGCGCATCGGCTGGCGGCGGCGAAGTTTCGCAGATGACAATCTCACCAGTCGTCGGCGGCGATATGACCAATAACACGGTCACGGCAACTCAGCTAGCTGCGCAGTATAGCAAGGGCTCCTGCACTGAAGCGTGGAGCGGATCGGGCACGTCGAGCGCGCTTACGTCGGGCGACGATGCGATTTCGAATAACACCTGCTACAACGATTCCGGGGTCACGCGCACCATCACAGCCGTCAAATGTCGCAATGACAACGCCTCGAACACGACGACCGTCAACCCAACCTTCGGGAGCGCCGGTACCGGCACAACAATTCTCAGCGCAGCCATCACGTGCGGCTCGAGCTATGCCTACTCATCAAGCGGCACTGTTTCTAATGCAAGCTGGACGACGGGGACAGGAATCGATCCCGGAATGGGCGGTACCCTCACTGGCACCAGCATTGCGGTGATTGTGGAGTACACCTTCTAATGAAACGCACGCTGGCAGTTCTACTCAGCTATCTCCTGGCGCTCGCTCCCCTGGCTGTAGGTCAGCAGAACCAGACCATCGTTGCGATGCGCCATCGCACGACCGCGAGCGGGCCGAATACCTGGACCCTGGTGCGCTACACCCCTGTAACTGGAGCGTGTTCCAAT